TCTTCCCCATCAGTTTCATTGCCTGACCAACCCCTTTAATTCCAAAAGAGCTACTCACAGCTATAAATAAAAGATACTGATACCAGTCAGGCAAAGTGTTAAGCACCTCAAAGCCTGTCCTTACATACTCTGTAAATGACGGGATGAAGACTAGTATTGCTGGTAGAAGCAAAACAACCAAAGCAAACTCGTCTTTCCACGAGTTGTCTGTGGCATCAGCCATAGACTTCTCCCATGCGACTTCGCCTGTTGCTACCTTCTCTGCAACCACTGCTTTAGCTCTGGCTTGTGCTACTTTAGCTTGACCATCAGCTTTTACTTTCTCTACCTTGCTGTTCATCCAAGAACCTGCAAGATTAGCTATAGGACCTATTAACGCTGCGAACATGTGCATCCCTTTTTAGTAAACCTACTATCAATCCATACTTTACCGTAGTACAGAATAAATAACCACATAGTAAACAACGCACCCTCTAAGTAGGATAAGTCATTCCAAGCATCTAACACCATATTTTCCATCAAACTCTCCCTTGAGATTTATGTAACATTCTTACGTAACGTCTATAAAAACTGTTGCTTATCTTGTTTAGTATTTTAAATATTCTAAAATTAATTTCTATTAACATTTCCATCTCTTCCTAGCTTGTCTCAAACGACTGTTAGGATTCTTTGCCGCTTTAGGAAACTTTTTCATTTGCCCTGCACTTCTTGCACAATAGGACTTTCTACGTTTGGCAGCTGTGCTACCCTTCTTTACTTTACCTGTAACTGCTGTCTTTAGCTTTGATCCGGGATTATCCCTTCTGTACTTAGCTACACCTTTTTTAGTCATACCTGCACCCGACTTAGTTGGGCGTTTCTGACCACCTTTTATGGTGTGACCTTTCATTGTACCTTTGCTAGACATTGTTACTCCGTAATTGTCAAGAGGGCAAGTTGCCCTGCCCTCTCAAGTTTAGTTGTTAGACACCTGTCTGAACAGCAGCAGTTTGAACCATTGCAGTTGGATCACCAATGTCGGCAATCAAAGCAATAACTCTGAAACGTACTACAGCAGAATCTGCACCCAAGATTTTAACTTGGATAGCATCAGTGGCTATAACAGTATTGATACCTGCAGCTGTAGGGTGAAAGTTGTAGATGGCATCAGCATTTCCATCAACGCCATCACAGAAAGCGTCAATGTCGGTGCTTAAACCAACATCAAAAGTCACACTAGAACCACCAGCTTCAAGAACGTCAAGACAACCACCAAGAACGATGGAGTTGTCAGGAAGATCAATCACCTTGATGACATCATTAGCTGTAAGGTTTGTATCAGCAGCGTCAAATATTTTGGACTGCATGATGTAAGGTCTGATTGCGTGAGCAGGGTGACCTATAGTTCCCCCACCAGTTATGGTGAAATCAACAGTAGCCATTAGTTATACCCCCTATGCAAAATCTATAACGCCACGAACAATTGCTTCTTGTCTTAGAACTTTTCTTCCAAAAACATGCAATCCTCGAATAACGTCAGAGAATGATTCAGTTGAACGTACCACTTCAGTCTTAGCGATGTGAGACGCTGTAGCCATAGCAGAAATGTGACCTGCAAGAACAACATTCTCAGAAGCATCTGTAGCTAATGTAGCTGATCCATCTGTTAATGTTACTTGGTCAATTCCACCAGTGCTGTTTAAGGCAGTAGTCTTATAACATCTAAAGCCTGCTAAAGTACCAACAGTTGCTAAACCATTTCTTAATGCAGAAGTTTGGTCGCCTGTTATGTTTACTTCAGCTATTTTATTTCCAGCTTGAAAAGCTTTCTGATAAAATATCGGAGGTGCTACGAACCATCTGTTTTCTTCAGGAACAGATTGATCGTCAAGAAGTCTAGCCATCGCAAGCATCATATTGATACCGTTGTCGTCTGTCTCCACGTTGATAGGAGCATTAGCTGTTCCTATGTCACCTGCCGCAGCAGTATTTGTTAAAGTTGTACCTGACACTGCAGAAGCTGCAATTCCAGCGGCATCTGACAGGTTTTGTAGAACGTTTGCATCAAACTTTCTTTTTAGTGCATATGCACCTGAAGAAGTTGCTAACGCTTCAAAGTTGACATGTGAATGTCTTTCTTCGATGTCGTCAATTTTAAATGCAAAAGCATTGGCTTGGTCAACGGTCAATGTTATTTGATCATCAGCCAAATCTTGTGGGTTAACAACAGAACCTCTCTGGTACGCAGACACAGTGAGTGTTGGTTCTTTCATTATGTTAACAGTATCGCCAAAGTTTTCAATTTCGCCAGTATAGTCGGTATTAGTAATATCTTCTGCCACCGAAGCTCTACGGAAGAACTTAAGAACTTTTTGGCTAAAAATTTCGGGTGCGAAGTTACCTGACGGTAAATTTCCATACCCTGCACTTGTAGTAAAAGCCATTGTATTATCCTTCCTCTATTTGAGGTTAGTTTATTGAGTTATTCGCCCTTCTGCTCGTGCCAGATCAATTTCTTTTTCAAGATTTTCAAACTCCCACGATTTCAGTTTGGCGATGTCGGACATCTTCCAAATTTTACCATCTTGCTTAGATGTTGCAACTTGTGTAGCATTTGTTTTTGATACAGACATTGCAGCGTCTTTACTTTTATTGACAGTTGGTTTTTTAGATGTTGTAGTGCCAATGTCAGCGTTGTACAGATCAACTACTCGACTTGCCCATTGTGCATCTGTATTATTATTATAGATACCATCTGAGATAGATTTAGGTTGCTTATCTAACCAGCTTGTAAATTCTTCACTTACTTTCAAAGTATCAAATTTAGGCTGTAATCGAAGTAATTCTTGATATGCTTTATCTTTCTCAAGTTGTACTTCTTTTTCTTTTAGACTTAACAAGTCTTGTTCGAGTTGTTTAACTTTTAAATCTGATTTACTAGCAGATATTTTATCAATAGCATTGTACACATCTGGATATTGATTTTTAAATTGATCTAAGCTAGAATCATCTTCTTGTACTTTAGCTTCGGAATTTTGATTTGCAGACATTCTAGAAATCATATCTTGCTTATCATCTTTCCATTCTTGTAACTTAGAATCGTAGTGTCTTTTTAAATCATCATATCGTTTTTTATAGTCGATATCATCTTTTTTTTGAGACTCTACAAAGCTAGTCGGGTTAGCAGGTTGCTCTTCTTGAGTAGCTACTTCTTCTTCTTGAGTAGGGTCTTGAGCTTCCAATTCTTCTTCGTCTTCTTTATCAACTTCCTCTCGGTACTTGTTTTTATAAAGACTAGGATTATTAACTACCCCAAAAGAATCATTGGGTTTGTTGGCTCGTGAGCCAGTTACTTTTCTTGCCATTGTTATTACCTCATTTATTGCAGTGCCACATGGCTGTGGGTAGCTGCTTCGGATGTCAGGGCCAGATATTGCTGGGTAGCTGACTAATTCAGTGATACAAGGGGTCTAGCACGATTGTTAGTGTATCGGCTAATAAAGCCACCTCCTTGTGACTGTGCGTTAAGATTAGGCTTAGGTTGATTTTTATTTATCCTATTCATATAATTTTCTGTCATTGCATTATATGCACCTTCTCTTATTATCTCTTCTTCGTTAGGCATAGTTGATTGTTTATTTTCACCTGCCATCTTCAAATACTCATGTAGATATGTACCTACTTTAGTTCTTCCTTGTGGTATTAAACTTCCTGATTTTACAGAGTTTACCATAAAAGGGTCTGTTGAATTTCTAGGGTCCCAAAAGAATGTACTGTTATTTGTAAAATCTTTTCTTGCTCCTGCTATAACTTCATCTGCTATGTTTACGTACTGTTTATATTTTTTTGTAGTTTCAGGGTCTTTTTCATTAAGGAGTCTTAAGTATTTTTTAAGAGGTGTAGGTTCTAATCCTTGAAATTGAAAAACTCTATTACCTTCTTTGCCTTTTTGTCTTTTGGTTATCGCAGTATATACATCTTCTATTTCTTTAAAGTCTTTTTCTTCTGAGTTTATTCTATTTAATATAATGTGGGCAATACCTTCTGCACCTTCTTCTCCTAGTGTGCTACCCTCTGAAAGCATAACAAACGCTAGCAACTCTTGATCTGTAAATTGTTTAAGAAGTCTTTGAGCTTTATCCCTAGATTTGTTATTGTTCTGTGCTTGTGTACCACCTCTAATTAAAGGTTTATACTCTTTCCACACTTTACTAAATCTATCTGGATCAACAGAAGAAACTTCTAAACCTTCGTTTGCTTCTATGAAACCTCCCTGCTTAGGCTCGACTTTTTTTTTTACTGCCTTAGTGGCTTTCTTACCTCTTTCATTTAAAGCAAGTAGCCTTTTCCTACCTATGACATCAGCTTCTTCAGGCTGTATCATTATCTCACCATCGGCTGTAATAATTTCAGACATACCTTCAGGGTTATTTTCATCTAAATTAGTTTCTTCACCACTCTTTGATCTAAGATATGCCCTAGCTTCCTCTATCATCTTTACAGCATCTTGCTCCCCCATCTGATCTACAGCCTGTTTGTTAATTATAATGGCTGCACCTCTAGGGTTCTTTTCGTTAGGTGCTAGTGTTGGGTTATCATCAGTTACACCTTCTTCATCAGTTGTTTCGCTAGATGGCTTACGTATAAACCCTGATTCTGGTTGCCCTTCCATTAGTTCGTTTGCTGAAAGAACCATATCCCCATCATCTTGTCCTACGACATTAGGTGCAACTGCAGTTCCATCTTGTATGG